GTTGCGCTGGTAGAAGCCAAGCTAACGTTCTGGAACTGACCACCAGTAATCACGGCAGGGCTTACGGTCACAGAAGTTGTGCCAGAAGTTGCCACGGTTACAGGTGCGGTCACCACAAAGTTACGCAAACGGTTGCTGCCGTAGGCTTGACGGTTCTGTGGGTTGACAGCGAAAACGCCAGCAATCGTGATCACATCACCTTGTTTCAAGCCAGCAGTTGCTGTGGTTGCGGTCAGTGCAATGGTGGAAGTTGATGCCCAACCAGTTGAAATGAAGCCAGTAGCAGTGGTGGTAGCGCAAGCCAAGGTAGCGGTTGCATATGAACCGAATGTTTGCGCCACAACGTTCTGATCCATCTTCCAGTTCATGCCTGCTGAGTCGCGACCCATCATGCCTTTGGTGTACTGGCTTGCGATTTTGTCTGAGGGAACAAACAAACCTTTCAAGCTGTCAACAATGGTTGCGCCTGTGAATGGTTCAACGATACATGAACGGCGACCATCGCGGGGTGCGCCCTCGCTGTCAAGATACGCGCCTGCGGTCAGGTAGGTGATCAAGCCAGTTGGGGGTGTGCCAGCAGTACCAACAATGTTGGCGGTGTTGTTTTTAGCCATTGTCAGACCGTCAAAGTCGATCTTGTTGGCAATAGCCGCAACAGCAGGCTTCAGTACACGGTCACTGAACATATCCAAGGACAAAGCCAAGTCTTGGCTGGTGAACTGGGTATCAACGTGGAACTGTGTAGACAGGGTGACAGGCACTGAAGTCTCGTTGAAATCTTCAACATTCAAAGCAGGGCCAGTTGTGCCGATGAAACGACCGGGTTTGCGGACGTTCAAAGTTGCACCGATCTTTGCGCCAGTAACGGCGAATTGATCGTCATAGTTTCTTTCGACTTCGCTTGAGAAAGTCAACTCGTTTTCCAAGACCATCAACGCTTCATTGGTGATCATGCTGATGGTAAGCAGATTGTTGCTCATTTTATTTCCTTAAAAGAATGGGTTTAGCGAATCTTTCCAGCCAATCGTGCCGCCCTCCAAGCCTGATATGAACCATGAAATTGACCATCACTGGTCAGGTTTACATCACGCCCGTTGGCTGCTGATCTGATTGGATTGATCGGCGCGGGTGCTTTACTTTTCCCAACAACAGGCTTTGCATCAGTCTTTTCGTACTGCGCTTCCAACCTTCCAATTGCTCTCAAGGCGGCGGTCAAGGTCATGCCTTGCAGTTTTACAGCGTAGTCAGGATTTTCAGCAAGGTGGTACAGGATGCGTGGGCCAACATCTGATTCAAAGATTGCATCCCGCACTTCGTTACTAACAGTAACGTCTGTGGAATTAACCATGTCATCAAAGTCTGGCATTTCAGCTTTAGCTGCCTTTACCCGTTGACCCCATGCGTCTATTAGCTTGGAATGTTCGGCGGCGGCTTTAGCCTGCGCTTCCTTTTGCTTTTCTTCCTGCAATCGCTGTTCCACTCGATAGTCAGTCAACGCTTTAGCGTATTCGTACATATCGCTGAACTGCTCTGGCAAAGGTTCTGTTTCAAACACTGGTTCAGCTTTGGGCTGAAACTGTGCCTCCAAGTCCCTTACCTTTGCTTCCAAAGTTTCCCTTTGCTCGCGTTCCTTTCGGGCTTCTTCCCGTGCGGCTTCGCGTTGCTTGGTTATCTCTGAAAACCGTCTTTCTAGCTTGGGATTTTGTTTTTTATCCTCTGTTGCTGTCGCTTCATTCTCTACCTCTGTCGGCTCACTCTGTCCTTGCTCAACCTCTTGCGGCTCTGCCTTTTCAGCAGCCTCGCTTGGGAGTGGATCAGCTAAACCCATTCGTTTGGCATTAAATTCAGCTAAATTTTCACTTGTCACCACATTGGCGGCAAGTCGTTCTGCTACTTCTGACATTGAGTTACCTCAAAGAATTCACCCAGTTGACCCAACTGGTAAGGTCTTGTGGTTTTTACCACGAAATTATTTGCCTGTCAATCATTGCATTGGCTGATCAAATGTTTGTTGCATTGGCGGTTGCATTTGTTCCTGCATTGGCGGCGGTGGCGGTGGCTGCTGTTGCATGGGTTGTTGCATTTGTTGTGTATTGATAAATGGGTTTGCCTCGTGCGAAATGTCCTGCGCCCCAATCATTGCAAGCTGTTGCTGTTCAGCGTTAAGGCGGTCAATTTCCATCATTAACTGATCGGCAGGCATTCTTGCGATAAGCATTTTGACCAATGCGTCAATTTCAGTCTTGTTTTGGCTAGTAATGGCATTGAGGTTAGTTTGGTTGACTTTGGCCTCGTTAATAGTTTCTGTGTTGTGCGCCCTTGCGGTAACGTCCATGAGTTTGCGTTTGGTTGCGCCCTCTTCGCGGATTTGGGCAACCTGACCACGGTTGTTAATCTCCAATTGGGCGGCTTGCAATTGCTGTTGCATCTGCTGCACTTGTTGCTGTGCTTGCGCCAAACGCATCTGAACTTCAGGCGGTATATCGGATTTCTCATCAATATTAGCCATTGGGTTCATGGCGGCAAGGCGGTCTGCAATCACATCAGCACCGGGGAAGTCCATGTTTCTAAACACCAAGTCACCCGCAATGTTGAACAATTCTGCGTTGCCTGTAAGCAGGGGCATCATGGCTTCAACTGCTTGCTGGCGCTTGCTTTGGAAGCCCGGCCCTGTGTCCATCACCACATCATATTCACCCACAGTCACATCATTCAAAACCTCATTGACTTCGTTCTTTTCATTGATCACGGTCATGTCAGGCTGACCATCTGACCCAATGATTCGCATGACCCTTTGCGTGTCGTAGATTTTAGGTATCAAGTCCAACAGGATTTTGCCTGTATGCCGAATGGATCGGGTCATGTTGTCGTAGAAGTGGAAATTGCTTAGATCAGTCTGATTCTGCTGACCTTGTAAGGCTTTGCCTGAAATGTTGCCACTTGGTAGTTGGTTTGGATCAAGGATGCCCAATACCATCTGCAAGTCAGCAGAAATGGCGGCAGCGGCTTCCATGATGCCAGCTGGTGGTGGTTCGGGTTGCAGGCGGGTAGGCACTGGGGCTGGTACGCCCTCAATGTCTTTCTGCTTGTACCGCAGGACAGGGCTTGACTTAATGTTAGCCAGCGCCCATTCGTTTTCGTGTCCCTCGTCTTGACCCTCTGCCAGCAGCCATTTAGCCTTTGGTGCAAGGGCAACCGATTCGGTCATGCTGGTGCGCCAAAAGTTGTACATACGCTGCGGGTCTTTGGCAAACCGCACCAAGCCATATTTCTTGCGCTTATCATCAACAATGACTTGTGCGCCATAGCATGGAACGACAGGTATGTACTTGCCTGCCCATGTCTTTTCTTCCAATATTTCTATGGCGGTCATCTTGACCCACTTCACGGCCTTGCGAAACGACTCACGTTCATCAACTACGGTCAAGCCAGCGGCTTCCACACGTTCAAAGAACCTTTCCGAATCGGCGAATTGGCGTGTGCCATCACTTAGCAAATACAGCTTGGCACGTTCACGTTCAACATAAAAGAATTCAGCTATCCGAATATCTTCCTTGGTGATCCAGCTTGCAGTGTCATCCCCTGTTGATCGCTGGGTAAAGTTAGCACCGTCATCAGCATCAGGGTAATAATCCTTGAAAACCTTTTTGTCCAATACTGTGGTTATCAAACAACGTTCAGCGTCTGACCCATCAGGCAGGATTGAATTGGGGTCAAAGTACACGGTGAACGGATTATCAATCGTGTCAATGTAGATTTCTTGATCAAATGAATCCTCGCTTGTGTAGCGGGTATTGATGCGCCAGTAGCCCCAACCCATCCGCACAGCGTAATCAAAGGCGGTGTCATAGGCGGTGTCAGCATTGGAGTTAACCTCAATGTGGCGGGTCATGCCCTCAATCACTTGGGCTATCTTGTAATCAGCCAAGTTATTCACAGGATGTACCTTGATGCGTGGGCGTTGCATCCGCTGCTGGTTGGTTACCTGTCGCACATAGGCATCAATCTTGTTGATAGTTAGGCAAGGTCGCGCTTCCACGTTCCTGCTATTCTGTATTTCAACAGGCCATTGATCACCAGCAGCAAACTTAATATCCTGCAATGCCTCTGCGCGGTTAGTTGAATCTGCGTCATTGACCAACCGCCAAAACTCTATGGCTTTGTTGATTCTGTCGTCTTTGCCTGCTGCGTCTTGGTAAGCCATATTTGCCCCTTTTGGGAATTATCCCATCCAACCGCCTGCCATTGCAACTTGTGACTTGGGCTTGCGTTTAGGTGTGTCTTGAATCATCAGGGCAATATAGCGGAATGCGTCTGCCCCGTGCGAATAGTGATCATGTAATGGGTTGCGGCTGAATTGTCCTGTTATTGGGTCAACCTCATATCGGTAATGGCGCAGGCAATTAATACCCTCTGCGGCGTGTTCCCTGTCAAACCAACAGCTTGGGAATATTGTCCTTGCAGCGTTAATTGAGTCAAGGATTGGCACTCTGGGCAAAATCCGCGTCTTATAGCCTGCCGCCCTAACAATGTCATCAATAGAACGCCCAGCCGCGGCTAGTGTCTGATTCTCAGCGTCATGCGGCAACCAAACCGTGTCGTATACATAGCCAAACGTCTGCATGGTTGCCAAATAATGGGTCATGGTTTTTTGGCTGTCCTCAATGTACCGAATAAGGCGGGTTTCCATGCCCACAAACTGCAAAAACCAAATAGAGGTGCTATCAGACCAACCAAGGTCAAAAATGGCGTGGACGGGCTTTGTAGCGTCATAAGCCACACGGGTTACCCTACCCTCCACTTCAGCCTGTTGTAGCTCCTTGGCAAAGATAGCCCCATCCACCGATTGGCGGCATAAGCCCTCCCATACTTGGTTATAGGCTTCAAGGTCACGGTTCTTTAGTGCGTCCTTTTCCAGCTTCAGCGTTTCAGGAAACCAAGGGTTGTCTGACCAATTGATCCTGATTTGAATACAATCAGCAGGTGGATTAACTACAAAACGCTGATATGTTTCGTCAGTTTCAAGTTCAGGATTAAAAGAAATCCATATTTCGCTGCCTTGCTTACGTATAGTAGGAATTAGAATGTTCCAGCTTAATCGGCTAGTAGTTTGCGCTTCCTCTACCCAAGCTATGTCTACTCCCTCATAAGATTTAATGTTGGCAATGTTGTTTTTTAATCCAGCAAACGCAAATTCTGTGCCATTTTTGCCCTTAATGCTGTTTTGGGTGATCTCATAAAAACCATCC